TAGGTAATACCGTCCTACCATCAGGGATACCTGCAAGATCTACATAATACGTAGTCTCAGCACTAACAACCACATCTGCTGTATGCTCAACACTTGCACTGTCGGTAGCTGAGACAGTATATGTGCCAACTGAATGAACAGAGAATGTTGCATGGCCTGTGGCATCGAATGTTGTGGTGCCTACTGTAGCCCCATCCTTAGACACAGTGATCTGTCGGTTATACAGAGCCTGGAGATTCGTAGAAATATCTAATATAGCCTCCCAGAACTCCAACGTTGTAGAATATCTGCCGAAATACGGGATAGTAAGAGTACCATAAGCGGTAAGAGTACCGTTAGTAGCCTCTATCTGTACTTCTCCAACCATAGGCACAGTCTCGAAATATGCGACACCACTAGCATTAAATGTAGATGTAACCGGATCAAAGCCTGTCTGACTTATAGTTACAGGTCTATTAAATAATGTAGGATCTGTAGTTGTTACCGTTACGATAGAACCCTTCTGTGCAGCCTCCGCTAAAGCGTCTATTTCGGCCTGTAAATGGCCTGCAGCGTCTTCGCTTAACTGATCCTTCATGTGCTGGAACCAAGCATCAAATTCAGCGAAATCTGCGTCCATATCGGTCTGCATCTGAGCGTACCAAGCAGTATACTCAGCAACCTTAGCAGCAAGCCAATTGTTGAATTCCGTTGTAGAAGTGCTCTGGAAATTGGTGAAATATGTATTGAATTCTGCTTCCCACTGAGTAAGAAGAGTCTCAATACTAACCTGCTGAAGAAGACCTGTTATAAACGGTGTTTCATCAGTGCCTACTACATTCTCTATATCCTGCTGGAATATAGTTGTCTGTCCGGCTCTGATTGTTACATAAGCCAAAGCATACTGATTAACTTCTGCGTTATGTATTAATGTGGGTTTAACCGGTTCTGATGACGGAGTACCCTTAATAAATTTAATACTGTTAGCCCTTACTTCTGCTGCTGAATTAACCTCTATAACTACGGCATCAATACGATCGAGAACCACTTCAGCTTCTTCAGCCTCGATAGGGTAATCAGTATCATTTAAAGTCCAAGTGTGATTGAACCATGCTCTACCAGATCCGACATTAACATATAAACCGTCTTCAGGGGCAGAGACAACCATACAATCTCCTATAGTAGAGAATATACCGTCTCTTATGATTCCATCAAAAATACTGCTCATCTGGATAGCATCATATAGTCTATCGTGATTTAGAGCATTATAAAAACCATATGTTACTGCCATTTTATTATCTCCTTTTCTTATTCACCCGCTGTTAGCCCGTCAACGGTTGTGTCAATGTCTTGTATAGCCTCGAAGGTGGGATAAGCTTTAGAACCACTAGCGTCATCGGATTTGATAAACTCCATAACTCTAGCGGATCCTTCTATACCGTATTCGTTTGAGATCTGTACTATATCTCCTATAAAGAAGTCTTCCCCATAGACAAACATACGTACAGCATCGACTTCACCTTCGAAGTTCTTTACTCTGGAATTGTCCTGAAGAGTGTAATTACCCAAGCGTCTTAGAGCTTCATTGTAATCTTGTACTTCTTCAGGATTAATACTTCTTGCATCAGTATAGATTTCTCTTCTGAGTAATCCTTCTCCGCTACCAACCGTGATAGTAGCGTTTTCTCCAACTACAAGAGTAATGTTCTTCATTAGTTCAGTACTGTCGATATAATTGGAGTTAATAATATTTTCGTAGTTAGGGCTAAATACTACATAAGGGTTTTCTAACTGCTTATATGACCTATCCTCGCCCATATATAACTTAAATACGAACTGGTTTTGGTCATTAAGAGTAACTTTATACCCTATGAAATTTCTTTTGCATATAGTATATATGACATCATACACATTCTGATCTGTTGAATACTCATCTTCTAAAGTAAGAGAAGTAATTCTTTCGTCATCAGAAGCCTCAAATATGAAGTTGTCTATCTTTCTGTCAGTTATCTGAGGATTTATTATGGTGTTATTTAAGATACCTTCTATAGCATCCTGTAAAGAAGTACCTGAAAATGTAGCATCGTACCATAATATTCTTCTGTTTAATATAGACTCTAACGATTTACCGGTTATCTTTAGTCGGTTACCAGTATCTGTATCTGATAGAATCTCAACTCCCTCCACTATCATTGTGTGTTCGGAGTCTAATACAGTGAGATAGTAATCCTGTTTCACCTTATTCAGTAAATCAAAACTGAATGGGGCATAGATTTCGAAATCACCATATCCGATATAACGATCGGTCCATATAACTGATTCATAGGAGTCTATAATATCAATAGTTTCGAACTTATCGTTCATAACAAATATATTCATATCATCGCCCCATTCCTTTTTGAAATATAATGTTATACACCCTCAAATGCTACCTGGTTAAGGATTCTAAACTGCAGGTTAGAAGCTCCATATACAGCTGTATAAGTGAAGATATTATCCCCCTTTGCTAACTGGAACCAATCTGCGTTCTTATCCATAATATTGAGGATGTTGTATGTTCTTCCTGCTCTAAGTAATGAAATATACTTATTACCTTTTATCGTGCTGATAGTAATCTCATCACCGGCAGTAATACCAGATCCCATAAGAGTTGCAAGCTTGTCTGTATCAAGTACCATCTTCTCTCTGGTTCCTGTATTGTAAATTGTGATATGTTCTGCGCTACCTATTGCGTGTATCTTTATGATTACTCCCGTCTCGGTATCACCGTCATACCATATAGTTCTTTCTTTCAGAATCTCAATTGAACCCATCTCAATAACTGGTAGATAATACATATGCCTTCCAAGTAACTTGTAATCCTGTAAAGTATTAAGCCATACGTATTCATCGAAGTAATAGTCTGTGCCTTCTACAGGAACAAAGTAGATCTTAGAACTATCACCTTCTTCTGGAAGAGATAAAACAACCAATTGGTCTTCTCTTGCAATACCAGGTATTATTGTTACAGGAACTCCAACAGACTCATTGTCAAATGCAAACTCGAATAAGAAGTCTACACCATTGAAAGTTGTTGTATGAGTTCCTCCTTCTCCTGCTGAATAGAACAAAGGATCAGGACAAATAATACTTATCTGAGTTGTTTCATCCTGTGAGAATATGTTAGGTTCATTTGATTCTGTATAACCTTGTATTTCCAACTCTCTGTTGTCTGTAAGAATATAGAACTTCAGAGGTTTCTTCTTAGGGAAATACTTATAAGTAAGCTGACGAGCAGTTTCTACTGAATCTGTAACACCATCAGCCTGCATACAACCAAGCGTCAATACTATATTCCTTTGTTCCGACCTTGCCGAGTTGAATATAGATCCATCATCTGAAGCAATGTCAGTAGTATTGATACTTGCTTTACCAGGGCCTAGTCCCTCTATAGAACGAATAAAGAGCCCCGTTTTTTCAGGGGCCCTCAATTCAAATTCTATGGATTCGCCTAGGTAGTTTGTTACAATCACTTTCTTTATCATGTTGACAATGCTCCTTTGGCTTGTGAGAATAAGTTACGTGTATCACGGTAGATCTCAATTCGAGATAATGCTTTAGGAGAATAGTTGTTCTGTATGAATGTCGTGCCTAAGCCGTTAACAGCGTCACCCTTCTTATCCACAATTTTCTCGTCATTTTGAGCACCGGAAATTCTGCCTTCGAATGAACCAGAGACTGTTCGAAGTAAAGCTAAGTCATTACTGTTGAATGACATGGAAGCTCTACTTGCGATCTTACTATCTATAGAAAGCATACGATTGATCTCTCTAGACTTCTCTGATATATCGCTAGTATCTACTACAGGCCTAATAGTGGGTTCGAAATCCATGTCCGTATCAAGAATATTACTGATACTTGTAATAATGTTTCTTGTTGAAGCTATTACACTATCACTTAATGTATCTACACTTCTAACCACACCACTGGTTCCCTGTTCAATACCTATTGCAAGACCTTCATCCCAGTATCTACCATACAACTTAGTTAATTTTGAAGGAGATTCCTCATCCAATCCTTTCTTAGTAGCTGCAGCAACAGCCGCTGCCATCTTTTCAGCAGCTTTAACGGCTGTATCAGCTTCAGCATCGATACCATTTGCCAAACCTATTGCTACATTTCTTCCATAACTCTCAAAGTTTGAGCTAATAGTTTCTGATGAAAGCTTATTCTTTATAGCTGTAATCATGCTAGATATAGCAGATTCAACATTTGTAGATGTTCCACTCTCGATACCCTTCTTAATGCCTTCAGTTAAATCAGTACCAAACTGCTTAAATGTATCAACAGTAATAGATGTCTGTGCTACTATCGTATTCTTCATCTTAGTTATCATAGTAACTATAGCGTTAGTAGCTGTAACGTCATTAGTAAATGAACTAGCAATCTTTTCAAGACTGATCTTACCAATTTCATTTAAAGCATCTACAACTGACTGTATACCTGTAGCACTAATAGTAAGATTACCTAATTCTGTTAATGGACCAATAATATCAGTCATTCGCATTATAGGTGTGTAATCTACACCGGTGTTACTAGAACAGAAATCAGCTATCTTTTCACCGAACTTCTTAACCTGTTTACCAAACTCATCAAGATCAAGAGTTCCGATGCCCATAAATGTCTCTTTCTTTTCAGAAAGTTTCATAGCTAAAGTTGCTAACGGATCAACTGCATTTGTAACCTTTGTAATATAACTCTCGTAATCGAAGTTAAGATTATCTCTTACATATGTTACAAATTCGTAAAGATTTCTTGCGAATGGTACAAATGTCTGGCTAAATGTCTTAAGATCACTATGACCTACAACCTTAGCAAATAATCCGCCAACAGTATCGAGATTCTTTGAAAGATTATTCAAAGGAATAACTGAATCAGCTACTCTCTGAATAAGATCAGGATAATCGCTTCCCTCGCTTTCAAGCTCTCTGACTTTTGTCACAAACTTAATAAGATTCTTAACGAAACCTACAATAGTTTCTCCGAACTCATCCATAGTTTGCTTATCGCCAAATATAATTCCTTTTAGTCCTCCGTAAGACTGTAATGTCTTAGAGAACTCACTTATAATAGTAGAAGCGTCTACAACTCTCTGAATGCTGTCTACGTCTTCTTCTGTAATTCCTCTTGCTTCCTCTGTAAACTGCTTTATACCCTTAGCAAATGGCTTAAGACCATCACCGAAATCATCTAAAGACTCAGTCTGCCCTGTGAAGTACTCTAAGATTCCTCCACTCTTAGGAAGATTATTTGCAAGAGTAGCTATTGCTGAAGCTATATTAGCTGCAATATTAGCCTTTGACAGATCATCTTCTGACAGATCTTTTACAGAGTTAGCAAATGCTTTGATCATTTCACCGATCTGATCGAAGTTAAACTTCTCGAAATCAACATCTGCACCCCAGAATGAAGCCCAGAACTGATCCCAACCAACTCCGATCCAAGCTGCTATAACAGCCGCAATGCTCTTAGCACCATCAATAGCCTTCTGGTCAACCTTTTCGATCTTCTTAAAGAATCCTCCAAGATGACTGTTGTCCATTAAGGTATTAAGTCCAGTTCCAACACCAGAGATTAAACCTTCTATAGAATTTTCTAAGAAACTTCCTACAAGTTTGCCAAGAGCTTCTCCGATCTTATCGAATATATTAACCATGACATCAAGACCATGCATTAATGTATCTTCAAGACCTTCGAACTTTTCAAGTACAGCACCGAGAGCTATTGCCTCAATAACAATACCTGCTATAGCTCCTAATGTTCCTATAATAGCTGTTGCCATTCCAACAGGACTAGCCAAAGTTGCTATTATAGCTGCTCCAGATAAAGCAATAGCCATTAAACCAAATGCTCCCATAAGTGTAGCTACTGTAGGAGCAAGTCTAATAATCTTATCAGCCTCTTCAGGTGATAATAATTTGCCTAAGCCTATCATCACACCAAATACTGCTGCTAAAGCTGCTATAGAACCAAGTATAGCTGTAACTGCACCAAGAGGATTCGCACCAGTTGCTATTGTAGAAGCAGTGCCCATAAGAACTGCTGCTGCACCAACTGCAACTGTCGCTATGCCTATTGCTATTGCAGAATCAATAAACCTATCACTATCTATATTTGTAGAAGAAAGTACTCCTATAGCAGTTGATACCGCTGCCATTGCAACGATTGCACCAATTATAACAGTTAATGAGTTCTTAAAGTTAGATTCCTTTGCTAACTTACTAGCAAATCCCATTGCTGCACAACATATAGCCACGCCAACAAGACCTATAGTTATTGCACCAGCTGCTGCTATCATACTTGTAGGTTCACCACCATGTTTTGATAATGCACCTATAGCAAATGATACAGCTATTAAAGCACCTATAGCACCTCCTAAGGTCTGCCACATCTGCCAATAATTCATACCCTTCTTAGTAGTACCAGAAATCTTACCAAGAGCCTTAATACAAGCTGCCAAACCAAGAAGTCCTACAGTAATAGAAGCTGCAGCTGTTCCCATTTGTTTAGCCTCGCCACCATATTTAGCTAATAATCCTATAGCTAAAGATACAGCCGCAACGCCTGCAATTGCAGAAAGAATAGTCCATATACGCTTTCTATTAGTAGCTTCTGCTACAGCACCTATATGACTAAGTGTCTTCATTACTGCTGCAAAAGCAATAAGTGCTACTGTTATACCAGCACTGGCAGCTATAATATTCTTAAATGGCTGTTTAGATAACCAAATCATTCCACCTATAATTGTAGCTACACCTGCTAACACAGCAAATATTGGACCAGATTGAACACCAGATCGTTTAAATCCTTTTTCAGTCTTTACAGCTTCGCTATTAATTTTACCTATTGCGGCGAATACTGCAGCTAAAGATAAAATAACTACAGCTACTGCTGTCATAGCTGCATATAACGAGTTCTTATCCTTAATAATGGATAAGGTAACCATTAAGCCTAATATGAATGCTATACCAGCTAATATTAGTGCAAGATTCTTAAATGAAGATGCACCACTCTTACCTGCTAATCCTGAAACTATAAACATTGAGTCTACAAGTAACACTAAAGCACCTATAAACTTTAGTCCTTTGTTCAAAGACGAAGGATCCATATCTTTTATGGCTTTTACTATAAGAGTCATAGCACCTAATGTTAAGGCTATACCCATGAATACACCTAGACCCATTCCTCCGCGTTGAGTTTTGTCCATCTTACTCATGATATTGTATAGACCAACACATACTACCATCGTAGTAAGCATCTTAACTAAGGCACCTACAAACTCTATACCTCTGTTGATCTCTGATACACTAAGCTGACTGGCATACTTAGCTAATACAACCATAGCTGCCATAACAGCTATCATCTTAATAAGGCCAGATCCCATCTTACTGAAGCCTTTACCAAATAGACCACCTATAACTAGCATAATACCAGTCATAACACCGATCTTCTTCAGTATCTCTTCATTCTGTTCGAGACCCTTTTGTATGTTTGAATAGTCATAATTAACAATCTGCTCTATTCTAGGCATCAACTTTTCGAACAATACTACCACTGCGAGTAAACCTAAAGCTGAGAATCCACCAATAGATCCAGCAGCTAGCGCAATAGCAGCCAATCCGGCCATCATTTTGAGCATGGCATTCGTTGTCTCTTTTAGAGTTTCACCATCCTTAGCTACATTGCTAACTTTTTCCATAGCCAATGCAATAATATACAATGCTCCGGCTATAGCGACCATAGTTACTGCCATCTTAACAACGCCAGCACCATTTCCACCAGGAACTTTAACTTTGGCAAGTATTGAAGCTATTACTGACAATACAGTTACAACACCTATAACTGAAAGTGCTTTACCGATCATGCTCTTATCAAGCTCCAGTTCTGCTATCTTCTTAAGAGCAAAGGTAGCAATTACTAATACACCTGATAGAGCTACTAATGAGAACGCCATCTCTCCAAGTCTTGATAGTTTAGCTGTTTCTGGTAAGCCTTTATTTGTTAATGCAGTAATAACTCCGACCACTGCCAATAATACGGCAATAACTGAACCTATAACTATAAGTGCTGTTTGTGCTTGTTTAAGCTTGTCAGGATCTATAGTAGAAAGAACATATAAAGCACCAGCTACTATAACTATTGCTTCTGCTATCTGTAAGATTACATTCTTCTGTCTCTTCATGTAGCTATTAATAACCATCTTAAGAGTATTGAACGTACCACCAATAGCTGTAATAGCATCACTCATAGCATTAGTAAGTCTCAATAAGTTAATAGCAAATAAACCAAATACTGTGGTTAATACTATTGCTGTAACCTTATCCTGATCTAATGTTGAGAAGAAATTATGAATAGCATCTGCAAGTTCCTGGAATTTAGATGTATCTCCATCTCCAAAGACCTTATCGAAGAAGTCGGAAATAGACTCCTTAAGATCTTTAAAGAAGTCAATAACAGACTTAAAGTTATCTTTAAATGACTCTACAATACTCTTACCATTCTTAATCTCTTTGAAGAAATTAACAAAGTTATCCTTAGTATTAACAAGTATTGTCTTAAAGTTCTTAAGACCATGATAGATCTTTGTAAGAACCGTGTTTAAAGTCTCTAAAGACATTGTTTGTCTTGTAGCCTTAAAGAACCCATCAGCTTTCTTCTTAAGCTTTTCAAAAGCCTTACTTACATTATTAGATACCCTATCAAAGTCAGCCATCATCTCCTGTACTACAGGAAGTTGCTTGAACTCCTCCCATAACTGAGATAATGATGCCTGTGCTTTTGCTGAGTATTCACTTAATGTAACGAAGATTTCACTTTCACGCCAGTTTCTAATAGCATTTGCTATCTTATTGATGGTGTCTGCTATCTTTTGCATTACTGCAAGATAACCATTCTTTATCTTATTACCGCCATCTTCAAGCTTATCAGCGAAACCAACAATACCATCAGAGTTAGTTATAGCAGAAATAATCTCTCCTATTACTCCAAGTATTGCATCAGCTAAGTTAAGTAAAGGTAATACTAACTTGCTTACACCCTTAATGGCTGTAGAGATTATAGTAATACCACCCTTAATAGCTTTAAATACCAAAGTAGCAACTGTTTCAATTGAATTAAGAGCCCCTTCAGTTAAGTGTAACTTCTCAGAGAACTCTTTAAATCTAACTGTTGCATCTTTAATATCCTGGAAATTAACTTTACCAAAAGCTTTATTCCAAGCAGTACCAATACGCTCGAGTATCTCTGCTAAACCTGAGAATATATTACTCAAGCCTGCAAGAATATTCTCTCTACCGCCCATTTCAAACATAGAGTCAACGAGATCATTGAAGTAGTCACTGCCTCGCCACATCATCTCTATGAAATTGTCATATTGCTTTATATCAGCATCTGAAATAGATAAAGCTTTCTTAGAATCTTCATCCAAACTATGAAGGTAAGTCTTGTAATCTCTTAACTGTTCCATTAAGAAATCTTTGGTCATCCACCCCTTTTCTCGAATAGATGCTACCCAATCAGAAGTCTTTTCTAACTGCTCAGCCTCTTCTTCTGTGAGCTTACCCTGAGCTACTGCAGCTTCTGTTATACGCTGCCTTAAAGTCTCAGTAGCAGGAATTGCTGCATTAGTGACCTGGGTTAATCTTTCCCAACCTGTAGCAAGACCATTCTTCAAAAGTTTGTTTCGAGCATCAGACATTCTGTCAATAACACCACCAACAGCATTACCAACCGCGGTCCAAAGCTCTTTTGCCTGTTCGAAATCACCTATAATATATTGCCAGGTCATAGCCCATCCGGAACCTATTGCTTCCTTAAGGGTATCCATAAGCATACTAAAAGTCTTGATCTCTGTAGCGGCATTAGCGGCTTTAATTCCTAACTGCTCGAATTTCTCGATCTGCTCGTCACTAAAGCCCTTATTTCTCATCTCCTGCTCATAAGCTTCTTTCTCAGCATCTGTTAAATCTCTTACATCTGTAGCATAGATTTTGAGAGCCTCCGTTAATACCTGAGTGTTCATCCACTGAGCCTGCAATGAATCATTAAAGTTCTTCATTGCACTAAAGCCTTCAGCAGCTTTACCCTGAGCATTAACAGTCAAAGAATCATAAGTACCATCAGCGTTCTTCTTAACAGTACCTAAAGCTTCTGCAGTATCGATCAAAGTCTTCTTAAACTCTACAGTAGCCATGTTAGCATTCTCGATTGATTTCCAATCGATCAACTTTACATATCCTGCTGATAAAGCCTGAGAGAAGTTATACATAGCTCTAGATGCTTCGTTAGCGTTAGCACCAGATACAGCTGCTTCGTTAGCTATACCCTTAATAGCGTTAACGGCATCATCTAAGCTTACACCGGCATTAGTAAATTTACCGATGTTATCTGTCATATCTTTGAAAGAGTAAATAGTTTTATCAGAATAAGTATTTAACTCTTCCAAATATTTATTTACTGTAGCAAGAGATTCACCGGTACCTGCCATAATAGTTTGAATAGAACCCATCTTAAGTTCGTATTCACGGAAACCATCCATGGCGCCTTCGATTGTTAATGATTTAGCAATCTTCTCACCGGCACTTACTATCTTTCTTGCTACCTGGTATTCAAATACCTCTGACATCTTAAGCCAGACATCTCTGATATGAAAACCAGCCCGTGTTGCAGTAGATTCTGCCTGCTGGAAGGCTTTCTCAAGAGGTGTCAAGTTGACATCTTTGAAATGTAAAGCAGCTTTAAGTTTGTCAAGAGTACTCATTGACTGTTGTACGCCGGATTCAAATCCTTTGTTGTCAAATTGCATCTTGACAACTTCTTCTTCAATCAATTTACTCATAAGCTACTAACCTCCTTCCAAGCAGAATCTGCAATATTTTTAAAAATAGGATGCATTGCAGGATTAATGTAATCAACACCTTCTACATATCCACCTGTACCTGTTCCATGACCATACTGAATTAATACTGCTACCGGAACACCGTCATTAATATTTGAGTTATTCCAAGACAATATTATTAAGTCTTTTTCAACTTTAATGTCATATGACCATGAACTAGCAGTAAGACCAGTATCCTTAGGAGTGGTACTTTGCAATGCTTTTACTCCTTCTTCACCGTACTTCTCTAAAATACCCATAAGTTTGTATGAAGAAAAAATACTAAGATTTTTCAGCGTCTTATAGGTTTTATTGAAGTTACCTTTGGTTTCTATAGTAATCCCACTGCTCATGTCTAATTACCCCTTAGTGTGCAATTTAGCCCTTCTTGCTGCATTAATTGCATCGTAGTTTCTCGAAATTTCGTTCTTACTTAATTTCTTGTTATCAGAGGCATTCTTAACATTACATACCTGTATCAGTGTTAGTAATCTGTTGATGTGCCATTTTTCGTATTCTGCTGGTATCTGTAGAGCTACCATCCAGTAGTAAATAAGCTCAGAAGTAATTATCTCCTTCTTAGGCCTTTTACCACCTTTACTTCCGTCATCACCAAACCAAGTGGCCGTCATAGGATCTCTTATGTATTCCATAATCTCTTCGATCTGCCAAGTTGGCATAGTCTTATAGATATTAGGATCAACATTCGGAGTAATTGTCATACATTCTATGTAATACCGTAACTGCTCCGGTGTCTTCTCCTCTTCCTCGAGGAATGGAATGTGATATTTAGACTCCCACTTGGAAATAGCGATGAGGGAATGCTCTAAAGAAATTGTAGTAGGCTTAATGTTGATAAAATTCTCAGAAGCTTCATCATACATTTCGCCTCCTATGATGTCTATTTTGAGCATGCGTCTCATCGCCTCCTTATTGATTAGTTGTTGTTCTTCTTGTTAGGTAACGGTGGTGCCGGAATGGCAGCCTCCATATTAGGAAGAATACCATTGATGAACTTCTGAGCCTTGTCTGTATCAGTTGCAAGGTCCATGAAGATCTCACTATATGCTGCTGACTGCGTAAATGTGTCTCTTATCTCCTGACTCTTAACAAAACGGCCATCATCTGTCTTGATACCATAAGCCATAAGTACGATAGCCTTAAATACCTTTATGGCTTCCTTCATATCCTGGGAACCGATAAGGCGTGTTAATCTCTTATCCATTCCGCCTTCTTCTGAGAGCTCCATTTCCAACAACTCTGCCTTTGACAGATTGAAGTAGAAATCATCTTCTCTCTCATTACCATTGAAATCTTCATATTTCTGGTGAATTTTATACATAGTTTTATTCTCCTTCCATAAATAAAAAAGAACCCCCTCAACAAATTCATGAAGAGGGGGCCCAATTTGTTAGTTAAACATTTGTCGCTTAAGATTAAGCATTGGTGATCAGATCATAAAGCTGATCGGGAGTAGGAAGGTATGCGTTTGTGCCACCAACCTCGCTCTTGATGTAGTATGTCTTCTCTGAATCAACAGAAGTATCTGCTGAAAGAGTGTAAACATAAGAACCTTCAGAACCTGATCTCTCGTACCAACCCTCAGTAACAGGGTTCTCTGTGCCTACAGGAGATGCTGCGCTGTATGAAACAGTGCCATCTGTACCGTAGATAGCAGCCTCGATTGCTGCAAGAGCAGCTGCTGATACCTTTGTGCTGTCGATCTCGATGTGAGAAGTAGCCTTAGCATTAGCAACCTTAGATACGTTGATAGGAGTTGTCTTGAACTCATAGCTCATTGTTCCTGCTTCAGGAGACTCGTTAACAGTTGAACGTGTCTTAGAAGAAGGAGAAGCAGTACAGCCATAGATAAGGTGAAGGATATAACCAGCACCAAGCTCCATAGCATCAGAACCAATAAGAGTTCTGTATGAAAGACCAAAGATCTTTCTAGACTGCTGACCGAAAGATACGCCAGTAGCAAGATCAGCTCTACCATCGCAACCCTTCCACTCATCAGGGTATGTGTAGCACTCGATCGTACCATTGAAGTTCTCAGCACCACGAAGTGAGCCGTACTTGATGTTATCAGCATAGAAATCCTGAGCATCACCACCTTCAGGTGACTCGGTTATACCGGTAATACCATTCCAAGCAACACCCTGAGGGTAAGCACCATTCTGCTGAGGGTAAAGGACGCAATGGTCCACACCAGCTTCGAATTTCTTCTCGCCAGTATTGTCAAAAGTAATTAATGACATATGAATTTCCTCCTTATTCATTTAATGTGTAGTAATCGTTATAGACACCGTCTGCTTTTATTCGCCTATCAAAAGAAATCCCTAAGAATGAATCAAGCATCTTATACTTGATAGTATCATTAGAAGCTTTCTTGTACATATGCGTAATAGTCCAGTTACCGGTGAGTATGTAAGGTTTGTTATCCGCTTTATCTACTCTTATAGCATTGAAACTATAGAGTATGCACGGATACTTTAATCCAGTGTTAGGAGGTTCCTGATAATAGACATTTGATGAACCAAGAATCTCCACTAACTTATTTTGTAGTGTTAATCTATCAATCACCATCGTCGTTATCGTCCTCCTCATCGTCTTCGATATAAAGAGAGCCAAGCGTAACAATAAGTCTTGGGTATTGAACCTCAACAGTACTTACTCTCCACTTAGCTCCTCCAAATGTTATATAGATTATCTTATGGAAGCTTTTTAGAAGTTCAGGGTCAGCAACTATGCTAATCTGGTTAGAAACAGATATGTCATCATTAATCTTGGCACCCTGCTGGTTAGATGAGTAGTTCCGAAGAACATCTCCGTACTTATTCACTTCTGTGATTACTTCCTCCCATATGCCGGGCTCTACTTCCACGTAATCTCTGTAACCGATTTGACCATACCACTTCATAAAAAGCCTCCATTATGATCATCTGCTATAACTTAGGCAGTAGCAACAGCCCACTCTGTTCCTGTAAGAGCTGCGGGTGATCCAGACATAGCAACGGTAAGAACCTTTGCGCCTGCGATACCTGTAGCAGCAACAACGCCTGAAGCAGTCTTGATGAGAAGTCTTCCCTTCATGAATGCATCCTCTGCGTCTGCCTTCTTAACCTGAGTAGTGTACTCTGCATCGTAGTAGAGCTTGCTGTCAGCAGCCTTGCCATATGCTACGAAGTTAGCTACATACTGATCTTTAGCATCATTGTAAATTATTTCTAACATATCTTATTCCTCCTTCTATTATTCTCTAACAAGATAGAAGCTTACTGCTGAGAAGGGCTTCTTAAGAGCACCAGACATACGAGCCTCATAGAGGTACTTCTGCTGGTTGAAATCAATATCGAAGTCCTCGAAGAAGTCTGTCTGACCACCGTTCTTAGCACCTACATTGTAGTCTGTAAGGTTAACAAGTACGCCGATAAGAGGATAGTTGGTTGTAGAACCATTCTCTGTTATAGCGATCTGCTTGCCTTCCATAGGCTCAACAGTTGTGATCTTGCTTGCTCTCATAGCTGTAGCAACTTCAGCCTCTGACTTGTACAGTCTCTCCTGAATGCCGTTCTCAAGAAGCAGGCAATCTGTAAGGTAATCCTCAGTTGTGTAGAACGTAGGGTTACCGGTACCCTTGTACTGCTTACGAGCCTTAACCATAGCCTTGATGAGAGCCTTAGCAACATCATCATCTGTAGCGTTTGCTGCTACGGTTACAGGAATCTTAACAGTGAAGAGATCCTCATCGTTGTAGATAGGACGGATATGGTTCTCCTGGATCTTGTCATCTGAAGAAGAAGGACGGCCATCACCTATAAGGATTGCACGAGCAACTTCCTCTCTGAACATCATGTTCATTTCCTTCTTAACCCAAGGCAGTACATTGAAGTTATCCTCAAGATCCTCAAGATCATCCTTGTCAAGCTTCTGCTTCTTGTAGATTGTCTGAGGGTCGGTTGTTCTCTTCAAGAGAGTGAATACCTCTTCCTTCTTGAACTTACCCTTGATGTAACCCTTTGCTCTAGCCTCATCTTCTGTGATGTCAGCAAAGATAGACTTAACACGCTTGAAAGGTGTTCTATGAACGCCGTTAAATACCTCGTCTACCCAGCCCATATCTCTCTTGATGAACTCAGGCTCTGCATTGAGAGTCTTAGCCTCAGGGAAGAGATAGTCTATGTTGTTGATACCGTAGTCACCATCAGCATGCTCGAGAACTCCCTCCTCGTATGCCTGATCAACTGCAGCCCTAAGAGATCCCATCTGCTTACCAACTCTGCAGATCTCATGGATCTCAGCGTGCGAAATTGTGTTCTGAACATTCTCAGAACCTTCAAAAACGTTATGCTTCATTTCTGATCCTCCTTCTGAATCTTTGTCTTTGAGCGCCTCACCTATAAGGTAAGCCACTACTTTCTTCTGCTTTTCGTTAAGGGTGTTGTACACATCCTCAACAGTTTCTTCGTCGGCCTCTTTCGAACCGTCATTTTCGGTGCCATTTTGAGCATCGTCATCGGAGTGCTTCATAGAGTTATCGCCCTTTGAATCTGATATAGCCTGCTCAATGATAATGGCTACCGCTTTTCTCTGCTTTTCTGTGAGGGTATTCATGACATCAGCAACTGTCTCGCTGTCATCATCTTTATCCTCAGCCTTGGCTTCGCCTTCTGCATGCTGAAGCTCTTCTTCATCTTCGTCTTCATCAGCTTCATCATCGTATGCATCTTCTTCATCCTCGTCTTCGAGTTCCTCATACGCCTCATCGTCGTAATCGTCGTCATCCTCTGGATCTGAGTGATGCAACTCGATGTCGCCATAACCAACAAAGCTAATCTCTGCAGAATCTTCTGAAAGTTCGCCGTGCTCAAGTACGGAATCAATTACAGCTCCTCTATTTGCTCCTGCAAGCACAAGTGAAACTTCTCTGATAGCGCCATGTATAACATTGGCACCATTCTGCTTCAACTGGTTTGCATAAATAGAAAGAGCAACAATGTCACCATGTTTTACGCAGTCTTTTGCATCCTGACCATGCTCTGTGTTATTGAATGAACAATAAGCATAAATACCATCAGGTCTCTCTTCAAGATCTGCATGACCCAAAACATTCCTTACATTGTCATGCTGGTGATTCCAAACTAACGGAACACGCTTTCCATTATCTGCGGAGAATGCTCCATGCATTATGGTCCTACCATCAGAACAACGAATGTTATTCTTGGTAGCCCATCCAGCAAAGTCATAATGCTTCTTTGGCATAGATATGTCCTCCTTCTAAATATTTATGAAAAATCGGATTCTTCATCCGTTTCCTCATCACTAGGTGTTACTCCTTCCCTTCCGGCTATCTCCTCTTTGGAGGCATTAAGGTTAGGATTTCTCAACTCTTCAGCATTTGCAGAATCTGAAGGCAGCATACCAATCTCTGCTCTCATCTCGTTAGAAGTCATAATCTCATTTCTTCTAAACTTATCAGCAATATCTGCAAGCTGTGATACAGGTACTAACTTGAATGGATCTCTATAGAAATAGATGCTTTGTCCCTGAGTAATTGCGGTTTTAGATAAGAACTTCCTTCTGAACTCGTCAGCAATTGATGAGCATATAGGAGTAATGGTGTTATTAAAGTAATTAATTACAGTAGCTTCATCAGCAGTACCGTCTAATATACTCTGTGTAACACCCATCTTATTAAATAGTTCTGTAGTAAGATCTTTAACCTGCTGCCATAGATCATTTTCTATAGGTCTATTAAGCTGCATGATCTTCTCAGTACCATCCGTATATGCAATTCCTAAAGGGGATTCCTCAAGCTGCTTTTCTATATCTTTTCTTCTCTTGTTCGCCTCAAGTTTCTTCTGAGGAGTCTTGAGAACATATGGAAGCTGAATGATCATGTTCAACTTATTGCTGGTACATTTGTCATTTTGAGCATCCAATTTATTTATAGTTCTAAGCAGTCTCTGTAGAGTTGAATTGGGTTCGTTCATTGTTGCAAAGAATGGATTGTTAATAATAGCAACCATTGATTTAGGAAGAACCACATCTTTAAACTGGCCGTCGTTCTCATCGTAGAGATGTATTTTGACATGCTGCGGATACCACTCGGAAATCTTTCCGGTTCTAAGTGACAGCACGTCCCATTTTTCACTGTCGCCAGTTGGATTAAAATCTGTATCGACAGGAACCACTGCAACAACGCCTTCATCAAACATTGACTCAACAATGTCCTGTATAAGTTCCTTACCAGTCTGATCAACATTAGCTTCAATAGTCATACAACGATTAAGATATGAATCCACAACCTTTTCAAAATGGTTATTCTTATCCATCTTTGCATGTACCATGTTAATCTCTCTAACATCTACAGCAATTCTGTTATAAGCAGCTGCTATAACTGATCTGGCATTATTTGTACTGAATCTGTTCCTATACGGCATTGAACCATAACTACTAACATTCATGATGCTGTAGTCTTTTATCTCAGTCGTAGGATCTCTTCCTAAGAATGCGTTCCAACTAGATCGGAACCTTTGTGCTATTGTAGCCATTTGGTCTTACCTCCGTTCTATTTCTTACTCTTGCTCTTCTTACTCTTCTTAGTAGCTGCTTCCTGAGCCGCTTTCTCCTGAGCTTCCTTAGCAGCTCTCTCCTGGAGTTCTTTTTCAGCCTTAGCTGCCTTGCTATCAGCGATCTTATTGTTATAAGACTTGTACCACTGAGTAGATCTTTCTGATGAATCTGTATTTCCACTTGGTGCAGCTGCTTCTCCGCCTGCTGCCGGTGCTGCTGTACTGGTTCCACTACCGAACTTGCCGGATTTATACATCTCATTTACTCTCTTCTGTATCATTTCGTAATCGGCGCCAAGAGCATCTTTTCTTGCCTGGCCATTACCATACTTACCTCTGATAACATCAAGAGCTGCTGCATCCAGATCGAAATCTCCTTCTTTAAGACCAGATTTATCGTCTGTAGAAGTACCATTAGCTGCTGTCTTGTTTTTGTCAGAATCTTTAGAGTCCTTAGAGTCCTTAGAGTCCTTAGAATCTTTGTTATCCTGCCACTTTTCCTTATGATGTATATAGTAATCATGGTTGTAAGCAGAAGTATTATTGGCTTTGTTATCTGTACCCTTTTCTTTAGATACAGATGTACCATTAAGATCTCTCTTCTTATCAGTATCTGCATGCATAAGAGAGTCGAAGTAAGTCATATTAAAATAACCCATATTACCCTCCTTATTTCTTTCTTATCTTGGCGAACAACTTGTTTATAGCTGATACACCTTTATCAACCTGATCTTTAGCAAGAGACTTTACAGAGTTCTTTCTGATAGCTTCATCAGCTAACTTATCATAGCTATTAGCTTTACGAGCGTTTTCACTTATTTTGCTCTGAATGCTATCTGTGCTATCTTTCCATTTATCCTGTATATCTTTTCTAGCATCTATACTTTTTGCATATTTTTGTACATGCTTACTAACCTCTAATGAATCTCTTTCGCGCTTGTTTTCCTGTCTATACAAACTAGCTCTAATCTGATCAGTCATTATTTGGTTATGTGTGTTCTTATCAGCATATACATAAGTCCATTTACCTCTTGCATTCTTGTATCGTCTTATGTACTTATACTGCCTATGCTGGAGTTCATCTGTATAATCTGCACCAAGATAAGTTTCGGAATGAAAAAGTTCGTTGTTGTAATAATTCATTGCTTTCTCCTTAATCAAACATATCTTTGTTTAACTTAAAAGCTACAAAAGCATCCATCATAGCTGCTACAGCATCTATCTTAGCCTCGTAACTCTTCTTCAATAACTTCTTGTTACCATTTGTATCCTCAATAGTAATGGCGTTACCCATAGTCCAAGTCATCATCTCCTGGTCAAATATAAGCATTCGTTCTGATGCTAGCTTCTTTAACTCAGTAAGAGGTACTGACTCGGTTCTGGCTCCCTGTATAATCTTCTCAACACCAAACTCACTATTCTCTGTTACCCATCTTGATACAAACTCTCTGGCATTATACGGGTCATAACCGAAAGAACGGACATCATAGTTGTTTTGTATGATGTACTTATCTACATCTTCATATACTTCCATCATGTCCAGAATAGTTCCATCCATAACAACCAAAGAGCCTTCTTTTATGAAATTCTCATACTTGGCTCTCATGGCTGTAGGTAACTTATGTAATGTAAATTCAGAAATATAGTTAACAGTTTTAACACCAAACCTAAATTGAGATATAGGGAATAGGAATACAAAAGAGCAGAAGTCGCCACCTTGTGACAAGTCTGCTCCCATTGAACAAGACATATTCCAAAAGTCCTGTTTCGGATGTGGTTGTGTTTCTTCATACGTAAAGAAGTAGGTATAGCCCTCCATCGGAATTCCAAATCTCTTGGCCAGAATATCATTCCTGTTCTCGGGAGACTTCTCAGCCCTTTCTACATCCCTTTGGTAAACCTCATAGGTAACAGTCTTACCTAAATTGGGGTTTGCTTTAACCCACATTCGTGGATCTCCTACTTCTGATACGTCATCTAACTTATACCACCAGATAGAGATGTGAGGTGCATAGTATTCACCCCTTAAGATTTTGAGCAACTCCATCTTTATGGTATCACCAACACCATTTCGTATAGTTCCTTCTGAAGACGTGGCTATTATTAAGTAATCTTCTAGCTTAGAAGAACCCTGCTCTATAGCACCTATAGGATCTTCTCTGATGTCACATGAAAGCCACTCATCAACAGAGGCTACACGGTCTCTTCTTCCCTGTAGTTTATCAATAGACATTGGCACGACCTCTAATAAAGAATTAGTAATGAAGTTTTGTATACCTTTCTTTGTAGAAGCAAGTTTCTGTCTATCTTTCTTGTTGCCAGTAGTGTTTTGAAGTGAACCCTCTGTCAAAAACTTGAATAAATCACCTGGGGCTCTTGCTATTGCAGTCCTATAAGGTCCAAGCACTTCTTCTGCTTGTCTCATAGTCGGTGCTGTTGCAAGTTGTACGGTTGTAGAAGTGTCTACGTTTTCGTAATAAGCATGAATACAAGTATCATAGATTGTCTTTGCAGCACCTCGACCAACTATTAAGTATTGCTTAAGAGTCAATCTCTTCTTGTATTCTTTCTTAATGTATCCACCTCTGCCTCCACCCTTAGCATTAGGATGCCAAATAGTTCTGGTTTCGAAATAATACCAACCAAATACTTCTTCACCCCAGAGTTTGAATGAATCCAACATGTTAAGGTCAGATCCATCGGTTAGTGTAAGCTCCTTTTCACAAAATGCTATCCATCCTTCTACTGCTTTATCATCGTAGTAGTATTCCGGATTAGCTATTAATGCATCGATACGATTCATCTCATAAGAGATCATCTCGTTAACTGGAATTTCTCCTCTTAGAACAGAATCACGGAACTTACCATAGTATCTGGGTGTTGCCGTATTTGATAACATTATCTGTTCCTTTCTTTAAGATGGAGTATGTTTTCTGATATCATAGTCGTCCCAATTGAAATCTCCACTGGATATCTTTTTAAACATCTCGTTCTCGTTTGCTGTAAGCCTGTCATCAACTTTCTTTGACATTGCAGCATCGGTATCTACATTGTACTTATTAAATGTTGTTTCAAGCTCATCATTCTTCTGTTCCTTCTCCTGCCTTTTAGCTTCTCTCTTCTCTTCCTTAGCAGCTGCTTTAGCTTCACGCTTTTCTTCCTTAGCCGCCTTCTGCTGATCGTTATACATCTTCTTCTGGAAGTCGAATTCTTTTTCTCTCTGATCAAGTTCTCTGTTAGCTATCTGCTGATTCTCTTTATTTGACTTCTGAGCCTTGTTATTTTGAGCATTGTCCATAATCTTCTTAGCAACATTCTCGAACTTGTTTTCGTTCTTCTGATTGTTATTATTGTTATTACCACCAAACTGAGCTCTAGGCCACTGATGATCTTTGTTGAAAGTATTATTAATGGCTGCAAGGGCGTCATAAGCTTTAAGACCCTTCTCCATCCAGTCTCTTGCCTGGTCAACTTTCTTAACAGCTGCATTGATCTTGTCCATAGTTGTAGGTGCCGGCGGCTGATAGTTAAGCTTCTGCATAAGATCGACCTTATTCATAGCCTCAACAAGCTCGTTATAAGACATCTTTGTAGCATACTCTTTAACCTTCTCCTTATCACCTGAGAGCATGGCTTCTTTCTTATCCTTATCAGCCTTAGACTGTTTTTCTTCAGCAAGACTCTTCTTGATCTGGGCTCTGGTCTGAGCATCACGAAGTTCATCGGTAGTAAGCTTATCCATATACTTGTTAATGTTCTTACTATCTCCCTTCAGTCTTGCTTCCTCAGCTTTAAGACGCTTCTCTTCTTCTGTAAGCGGGGCTTTTTTCTTCTTTTTAACATTGTCAATAGAACCCTTACCAGAATCCTTTCCGACTTTAACACCAGCTGCTGACGCTGCCTTCTTTTCTGCAGATGAATGATCTCCTGATCCAAGAGGATACGGAGGGCCGTTTTTCTTTCCCCATTTAGCGCCAAGAATCTGATGGTGCTCCAGGTAATCTTTGTCAAAGTAGCCCATTTATGCACCCTCCTCTCTGTAACATTCTGCTTCGGAATTAATCCTCCACTCGTATTCTGCTATTTGTTTCTCTAAAGCATTCATTGCTATTGAGCTAGTCGGGGGATCAAACCCAACATGTACTTTAGCAATCAAATATGACTTTATGAAATTGAATCTGGGAGATGTAATATAATCATCCCAGGTTGTAGTATTGTCCTCGATTTCAAAACCCTCATAGGGACCATATCCAAGCTGATGGAGGGTTGAGAAAGCAGAGTTGATTAGTACTATAAGCTGCTGATCGAACTCTGTGTATTCTGGTACAATACCAATAGACGACTTTATGTCATCAAGTATGGACGTGCTAGCCATAATACGCCCTCCTTTCTGTAGTTATTTCTTATTGGTCAAATAATTGTAATATGCTCTATCTAATTCATCATCATTAAGAGGTTTTCCAGTTTTAGGATTTGTATCTAATCCTTTTTCTAAGAATTCCATATCATACTTACCAGATATCCTAGCTTTATCAACTTTTTCTAAAGCATATTCTTTCTTAGTTTGTTCTATTCTTTTTGTATCTCCACTTTTCTTAGCTTCCGAATACTCTTTTTTAGCATCAGCATAATCTTCTTTTTTCATCTTATTGTATTCGGCTATCATACGTTTAGATTTTTCATCTAATCCTGTGTTCTTCTGAGATTCTTTATACGTATTATATTTATCTTTTGCATCAGCAGCTGCTCTATGCTTTTCCCTAGAAGTAAGATCATCCCATTCATCTAAATCTTTTCGATCATATTTCTGTGCTTCTTTCATAGCTTCCTTAGCTTTATTACGTAATTCTTTTTCAGGATTTCTTTCTTTTACTTTATAGTTCTTACCTTCAGCCATATGCATAGGCATAACATATATTCCTATACCTGTTGTTGGTATAAGAGCAGCATTCATAACACCGGTTATAGCCATATCTCTTAGAACATCTTTACCGGTATTTACACTACGCATACAGTCTTTACTTTTAACTGTAAGACCTTCTTTTTCTGCTTTAGCTATAATCTTATCTACTTCAGCCTGTCCAGCTTTCAGATTTTTCATAGCATAATCAATATCTTCCTGACTCTTTTTCAGTTTTTCTGCAGCTTTTGCATCATCGGCATGTTTGCTAAGTTTCTTAGTAGCATAAGCTTTTCTATCTAAAGCTTCACCAAGACCTCTTTTGTGAAAAGCCATAGCCTGATCAACATCATTCAATCTTCTCTGTATACCTTTTCGAGAAGATATCTTGTCAACACTTGAAGCTCCATAATGCTTCTGTCCGGCTGCAGTTAAGCTTCCATCAGCATTCTGAAACCGTCTTACTCCCCACTTCTGTCCGAGGATGCCATGGTGTTCAAGATATCCTGTGTTATAAAATCCCATAGTTAATTACCACAACCTGGTATCACCAGGCGTCCTTTCTGTAATATTTGTTGGAGTGAGATTCGTCCCATCTCCGTAATGTATTGCGTTATGAGTGACATGAGAACAGCAGATCAGATTATTAAGGTCAAAAATAGCAGGGTCAAAGTTGACTACCTGCTCAATCGTAATAGGATTTAAATGATGAATAATGACCTTTGTATTGATTGGTCTATCTTCTATACCTAAATCACAACCTTTATCTCTTAAGATCACTCTCTGTCTTATGTCTTGCCACTGTGGAGATCTATACAACATCTGATTAAGTAAACGGTGACCTCCAAAGGTCTCTTCAGAACACCTGCCGTTTACTCTTAAGTAATTGAACCGCTCCTCAAAGGTCTCGAGTTGAATTAGTTCGTCGTAAGTTAGGTAGGTCATAGCTCCACAGCTTTCTCAAGTTCTTTAACTGTAGGAATCCCATAACCTATATGTCCATCGTTCTTATAGACATATGTTCCAACACAATCATACGTGTCAAGATTAGCATCTTCAGGAATAACAATAAATGCAAAGCGATCAGGAAGCTCTATGGACTTAACGATCTTATGATTTTTCTTTTCAACTTTTCTTTTAGCCATTTCAAAAGTAATCATATGCCATACATCCTCCTTCTTTCAGAATATGTTGTATCTTCTGATGATGGGCCAGTATAATTACGACCAGCCCGATCCCATTCTGTACGGTAATGAGCATTCGGAAGATCGACAGACGGATAGAATGCATGATCTTCTGCTTGATGAGCAATGTTTGGCGTTGCATTTGTAAGATCGTATACACTAGTACCAACATCCCAAGGCTCCACTCCAACATCGTTCTTATACTGTTCAAACGTTCGTTTTGTTCTACTAGCCTGACCGTCATAAACCCATACTTGACTATTATCGTCTACTTCCCATACAGTCTCGTGTCCGTTTCCGAATTTAGTTTTCGTTCCCATTACACCATATGAACCGGGACCATGAGCCATTATTGTACTTTCGACTTTATCATATGATGGATTTTCTCTAACGGCACCATCAAAGTAATAACCAATTACCTCATTGGCAACTCCATCTCTGTTAGGACCTGCAGAAGTGCCCATTCCTTTTCTTTGGTTAATCATGTTGACTGCTACATTAACACAATTATTATTCCAATCAGGATTATCCGGATCCTTATCACGCATACGGTTAACATCGAATAAAGACTCCTCAAAAGATCTTGGTTTAATATTTGCAAAGGACCATTGACTATTTTCCTGAGCCCAAAAGTCATTGATAAGATCACTTCTATAAATATGAGAAGTTCTATTATTCTCTGCTCTGGAAAGAAAGGCGCTCATACCTGATTTAGATTCTTTATCGTCAAACTTTTTCTTTTGACCAGTTCTATATCGATGGTATTCTGCTTCTCTGGATTTAATTCTTGTACCATCCTTATTCTGGTATCTTCGAACTCCCCACTTTTGGCCCTTAATACCGTGATGGGCAAGTTCGTCAGGATTGTAAAAACTATTATCAAACCATTTCATTACCCATCCTCCTCTGAACCGCTGTAAAGTTTCATAGCAGCTATTGCATTGTTGTAAAGTTCCTCCATATGCTTGCTGGATTCAATTGCATCGGCTTTAACCCTTTGCAACTCCATCTCGACTTCGAGTTTTTCTCTTTCAAGTCGTTCTTTTTCGGAACCCATCTTTAAAAAGTGACAAAGTTCCTGTGAAGTTGCTGTGTGATCTCGTATTCGCCGTTCAACTTCTTGATAAGCAAGCATAATCATCTCGTTTTCACGGCCTTCTGGTGTGGACGCCGTGAGTTGTGATACAAATTCTTCTTGGTTTTCAGAAGAAATATCTTTGTTTGATCTCCTTCCCATGGTGTTTCACATCCTTTCACTATACTTTTACTCTACTTTTATTGAGGCACAAATGCATGCAGGAGACAACTCGTGAAAGGAGTCTGGGGTCACCGCTCCCAGAAATATACATTCACTTGTGCCCCTGTAGAAGTAGAGTAAAAACAATTAGTCAAGTTCTTTGATCCAAGTATCGAGTTTATCTGTTTCAACTCCTCTTAATTCATAGATCTTGACTTTTTTGTTTTGTGAAACTAGAGCTTCTACATTTTTTCTTGTTGCTCCAGCTCCTCCTTTCTCTAATATAACTGCAAGTCCTTCGTATGCATCGTTCTGCATAGCTTTGTCTTTTACAGCATGCCATTCTTTAGAACCTTCTTCATACTTAGAACCATCAGAAATCTTTTCTTTCCATCCACCTTTATTCTCTCTGGTATAATCTGTTCCGTATACTACAACCTTCTTATAGTTTTTCTTTGCTAAGTATTCCTGAACAGCAGTATCGAGACCAGGTGCATCACCAACAATGATTTTCTTCTTATCACGAATATAACCATCAATCTCTTTCTTGACTGGTTTAGGAAGACCGTTTCGATAGTAGGTTGAAGTTTTGTCCTGAAGTTTTGAAGTACCAGATATAAAGACATTACCTCTAGCTCTATCTCTCTTTCTTCCAAGCTCTGTATGATGTCCTTCTGAATCCTGATAACGGCGGACTCCCCACTTCTGACCTTTCACACCATGATGAAACAACTCCACAGCGAATTCACCCCCTTCCAAAGTTAAAAAAGGCATTACCAAAAAGTCCCCCCGGAGAAAATATAAAG